GTAAACAATGCTGGATGCACAGTGGAAATGTTTATGTACAGTTGTCCCAACTGTTCTTTGTGATATAGTTCAAAATCTTTGAGAGATATGCCGGGACTACCGTCTGTGTCTTTGCCGTCAGGACCAATTTCCAATAATCTCAGTGCTTCATCTATGTTGTCTCTATAAAACTCAACACTTTTCCAGATATCATAAGCGGCATACATCCACATGCCGCTGTTGATCAGCTGTTTGGTTGTTGTTTGTGCCCATGCGGCACGCCATTCTTTGATTTTGGCTTTGGTTGCACCAGATATTTTTTCGCCAGCTGTTGCACCGTCAGCTGAGCCTTGCTTGAGCCACTGTTTGTATTTGGCATTGTGATAACGTATAGTTTCTTTTTCTAATTCAGTAATAAATTTAATATCGTCTTTCCATGTGCTGTTACGGACAGCACGATCCAGCAGTTCATCAAGTTCCGCACGAGGAGGTGTTAGACCTTTCTTGGTATATTTGTTAAGGATAATAGTGGCTATGCGTTCAACAGTTTCTCGGGCAAACGCATCCTTGGCAGCACTTTTGGCAAAAAATTTCCATACGTATTCAGCAGTTTCGCCTGCGGCACCCTCAACAATGATATCCAACACTTTCATAGAGATTTTTCCATTATGACATATTTATACAGTATCAAGATGAACTACGTTCATCTGTTCATCGCTTTCGCTCGAACTTTAGTTTCTTTCTTAACAGTAGCGCATAATCAACTGCGAAGCAGTTTAAATATTATCTAGATTGTTCAGTCACACTTTGCCCTGGCGGGCAAAAATGTCTACATTATCTGAGTTGAACATGTCACACTAGCGTTACAGCAGTTACAGAGGCGGTTGTCCGGTACCTCGAGCTGAGTCTTTATACAACGGCGGGTCCTTGCACATACGCTAACATATGCAAAGCCGTGGGTATTTCTCCCTCTTTTAGCCTTTCTAAATTGTTTTTCATAAACTAAACGGGTTATAGGCACGTCCCATCATCATCCTTGCGGGTAGTAGTTTACTGGTCTGTCGCCAAGCAGATACTCCTTACCGTCACACATCAGAACGGATTCAGGGCACAATATCAACGCCTGTGCGGGCTTATTTGGCGATTAAACGGCCTGAATTATTAGCCTTTGAGTATATGCGAACCATGTACACGGACACTAATCTGGCCGTTATAATAGTCTTTTGATTCTAGAACTTTGTGGGTAAATTGTTCTCTGGCCTCGATGTAAGAGCATTGCGCCTTGCTTGTGCAGTAATATAGGATTTCTCGAGTGAAGTTTTCTTTGCCTAATTTCAATACGTCCACGTTTAATTCTAGGTTTGACCCATAATAATCACGCCAGTCGCTGTCGATCTTGCTACGTATTTTCTTTTTTTTCTTAGTTCCGTTCTTGAGTTTAACTACTTTGTAGCTGGTCTTAGCGAACTTGGCTAATTTTTTGCCTATATATTTGCGTCCAGAGATGACATTTGTTATCAAGTATACGAAACCCACACATTCTTCGGGAAGTGTTTCAACAATTTCGTTTTGATAAGTCCATGACATGCTTTAGTTAGCATCGTGTGAGCCTTGATCTGTTTGATTTTGAGCGGCTTTGCGCTCTGCCTTGGTAGCATCTAGCCAGTGCCTGTATTCTTGTATGTGTGCCCTACGGTCACGGGCAATGATTCTTATTTGTGCCAGCCAGTATCTGGTTTCTAAACCTGCTTGCCGTGTGCCTCGGTTGATCCAACGCTGGTTGGCTTTGAAGTATTCAGCGAAGGCCCGCATGAGTTGATCATGCGTGGCTTCATCTTGATGCATTATTCACTCACCTCTAAGTCATTTGCATAGTTTGTAAAGCCATTTTCTTTAATAACCTTAAGCACATTGTTCACACGACCTATTAATTCATCCTTGTGACTGATTAAGAATATGTTCTTCTTGCGTTCACGTGCCATTTTCTTCAGCACAGCCAATGCGCCTTCAACTCCTGATGCATCTAACCCGTTATCCACTAGCTCGTCTACAAACAACAAGTTGATGCTTTGATATAAACTTTCCCAAACATCTCTAAAACTCCAACTCAAGCCCAGGATCAAACGATTGCGTTCACCCCGGCTCAAGTTATCAAAGTCTAGATCTTGCCCTAACTGCGTGATAATAACACTGAGGTCATTCTGAAACACCACTGTATGTGGTAAACCCATCTTGTCGAGATAGTAGGTAAGTCTATTGTTGAGATATGCCAAGTTCTGATCAATAATTTTCTTACGGATAAAACTGTCCTTGCTGGTCAATAACTTTAACAGGAACTCTTGATGATCCTTGAGAGTGTTCAGTTCATTCACATGATCCCACGAGATATCCTGCATTGCAGTGTGTCTCAGTTCATCAATTTGTTCTTGATACGGATCCAAATCGCCTGCCTTGATGGTCAACTGTGTTTCAAGTGTTTTGAGATTGTTCTGATGTTTAAGTGCTTGCTCAACGGTATCATAATAAGTGTTGGGACGTCCAGGCACTTCACCGATAGCCTTGATCTCCTTCATGATTTTGGTCAAGTCGCTGGCAACTTTATCTGAATACCGTTGTGCTTCTTCAAGATGCTTGACAGCAGTGGCACTCATTTCTTCATGCTTGTGATCATGCAGTTCTTGTTCACAAGCGTGGCACTTTTTGTCTTTCAACTTAGCAAGCTCGTCAGCGTACTTTTTTACGCTTCGCTCCGCTTGCGCTGTCGCGCTGTCTAACGTAGCCCGTTCCTTATTTAGGCTTTTCAGCTTCGCTGTCTGTTCTTCGAACAGTTTCAAGTCAGTATGCTTGGTCAGCTCAACGTCAATGTCCACATTTTCTAATTCTACAATGGCTCTTGCTATTTTTTCAACTTCTTCTTCGTGTTGCGTATTCCATGCGTTTTGTCTTGATGTTAATGAGTCAATACTTTGTTGTATTTTCTCGTTAGATTTTTTTGCGGCTTCAATATCTGCATTTTCTTGATAGATATTGTCCTTGGTAGTCCTAATCATTTCTTTAAGACCTTCGGCCTTCTCACTTAACAGAGTAATACCCAGCAACTGTTCGATAATAACTCGTTGGTCGTTGGCCTTCATAGAAAGGAACGGCTCTGTATAAGTGTTAAGGGCAACAATATGTCTAAACATATCATGACTCATACCCAACAAATCGTCAAGGTCGCGTTGCGTTTCTCGCATATCGCCTTGTGCGTCGTCTGTTTCTTCTGTATCCTGCGCTTGATTGTTAACAAAAAATTGCAACACGTTGGGTTTACGTCCCCGTTCAATGCGATATTCAGTGCCGTCTTTGTCAAACGTAAGCGTAACCAACATGTTTTTATTGTTGATTTTGTTAATTAAGTTGTCTTTTTTAATATTAGTAAGAGCATTACCGTATAATGCATAACTTAATGCGTTTACAATAGTAGTTTTACCAGTACCGTTACGTGATCCACTGTCGTCACCACCTTGATCTAAGTTCTCTCCTAGAACAAGTGTTAAGTTTTCTTTATCAAAGTTTACAGCTTGGGTTTGATTACCCACACTCATGAAATTCTTAACTGTTAAATCTTTAATTTTTATCATAGACTATTATAAATGTTCAGTAATAGATTCTTATCAAACTGATCAGAATCAATGTTTACAATTTGACTGCTGACAATTTGGTCAACACTTTCAAATGATTGTATATCAATGTTAGTGTTAATTTCAATTTCTTTCTTTTCTGCAATCAGTGTGAGTTCTCGAATGTTATAATCCGCAATAAATTTCTCTTTAATAAAACTTGCTTCTTCATAACTAATGTCAATATCAAGAGCCACACGTAAATGTTGCTTGGGTTTGATAATTTTATCAGCATCATCAATCAACTGACTTAGTTTTACAGTACGGAATGTGGGTTGGTCGGGCCAACTGTGATATTCAGGTTGCCCATCCCACTCTAAAATCATCATACCGCGGTCATCGTCCCATGTGTCAGCATAGTTGTGCGGAAAAGCATTGCCAATATAGATCATATTCTTCTGTTGTTGGCGTTTGTGGAAGTGTCCGCTGAATCCTAGCTCGTAATTTTGAAAACTATCAAGTTGTATCTCTCCGTGGTCCGGCATCTGAACCATGGCATTCATAAAGAAACTGGGTAATTCAAAGTGTCCGAAGATGTATTTGCCGCCTTGTTTGCCTATACTTCGCCATTCATCCCCGACGAGCCACGGGCAAAGCGTGACATTTCCTTCTGTAATTGGATGATGTACAACAGTAATACCAGGAATATACTTCCCAAACTCAACACTATGGATGTCTCGTTTGTCCTTGTAATATAAATCATGATTGCCAGGGAAGAAATAAAATTTATCAAACGCCTGACCGAGCTTTTCCAAGGCCCTAAGGCTATAGTCCATAGTAGTGATATTAAGACTATTACGATTGTGGTGCCAATCGCCCATAAAAATTCCAGTGTCACAGCCTTCCTCCTTGGCTTTTGCAATGTACCAATCTACGAAATCTTCACAGTCTTGATTGTGTACACTACTGTTAGATTTTAATCCAAAGTGTATGTCTGTAAAACACGCTACTTTTTTAAACAAATTACTCACTAGACGTGTCCTCGTTGTGTCGTTTAAGAGCTGCCGCATGTTCCCCGGCACCAGTTCTGCTGTAACTAGGATTCATTCCATTTATTTCTAAAATATCATCACGGATATTTTGATTACGTTTTTCAATATTAATAACACGCACAAAACTATTAGTAACCGCCGCAGTAAAGTATGCAAACGGATTGTCCGATTTACTTTCGTCAAACTGCAATCCGATTTGTGTTAACTGCAAAATAGCTTGTCCTTTCATTTCATCATTGTAAGTATAGCCGCGAACGTTACCGCGAGTAGCATACCTCTCACATAATTTTAACATCATTCGTGCTA